ATGGACAACGTGATCTCGGCCTTCAACCTGGAGCAGGCAAGCCGCTTGGCTGGCCTCACAACCGCGACGTTGATCAGCTGGGACAAGGATGACTTCTTCAGGCCTTCTCTCGCCTACGATAACAGAAGGTCGCCTTATTCGCGGATCTATAACTTTGAGGACTTGGTCGCGCTGCGCACCCTCTCGATCCTTCGGGAGCGAGTCTCGATGCAGCACCTCAAGAAGGCCGCTGAAAAGCTGAAAGAGCACGCCGGCAAGCCTTGGACATCACTGGCGCTGTATACTCTCAACAGAGAGGTGCACTTCCGTAATCCTGGCACAGGTCTCATCGAAGGTGCGGTGTCTGGACAGTATGGCGCGACTATCCCGCTTGAAGCAGTCGCGGAAGAGATGCGCCAGAAAGCAAACGAATTGCGTGAGCGCGATCGATCAAAGATCGGGCAGCTTGAGCGCCATCGCTTTGTGATGGGTAATGCTTGGGTATTCGCGGGGACCCGTATTCCAGTGGCCGATGTGTTGAGCCTTCTAGATGCTGGCTTCAGTCGCGAAGGTGTATTGGACGAGTACCCCGATCTAGTCGATGCCGACATTGAAGCGGCAAAAGCATTGGCGGACAGTTTGACTCGAGCGGCATAGTCATTTCTATGTCGCCTGGTGCAGTTTCTGTTGGATCACAATGTGCTGAAAGGAGTGCAGCGCTGCCTTGAGCAGCACGGGCACGACGTGGAGTGGTCTCGGAACGTAGTCGGCCAAGAGGCTGAAGACCCGCTGGTAGCCACGACCGCTATGGAGCTCCAGCGCGTTCTGGTCTCGCATGATCACGATATGCAGCGCATCCAGCGGTTTATTTCGGAGAAGCATCAGGCGCGTTTCCCTCGGCTGTCTCGGGTCATGTTCCAGTGCGAGCAGGCACTGACCGTGGAGCGGCTTCGAACCCACATGGCGCAAATACAGTTCGAGCATGAACAGTCGAGGATCGCCGGGGCGCCGCTGACGGTGATAATCCAGAAAACTCGCTTTGTGATCTGCCGGTAGACCTCACCCCGCCTCCCGCTTCGCTACGGCTGTGCTGAGCTTGCCCGCAGTCCCGGGCTGCAGTTTCATCCCGGTTGCCGCCTCGGCTGCGCGCAGGCCTGCGTAAAAGGCTTCGTGCACCTTGGCGGTGGTCCCTTCGGCGTGGGTGTACGTGCGGCGCATCAGGTTGGTGTCTGACCACCCACCCCATGCGCCGGCAGCCTTCTCGTCGACGCTCTGCCGGACATTCATTTCCTGACCGAAGCCGTGACGGCCGGCGCTGTGGAACGGGATGAACTCGATCCCGGCCCGCTTGCAGGCGGTCTCCCAGCCCTTCCTCGGCCCGCTGCGGCTGCTCCACCCGAAGAGGCGCAGGTTGTCCTTTTTGCGTTCCCATCCCCGCGGATAGAGCGGCGGCAGGTTCGCCAGCTCGACCACTAGTTCGGTCGGGATGTCGAGCCAGCGATCGGGCGAGCCCTTCGCGCCGGGGATGCAGGCCTTGCCGTTCTGCAAATCGAGATGCTGGCCGGGGTGCATCTCGCACGCCTGGCTGATCCGCGCGCCGGTGCAGAACATCAGCAGCGCGAGCGCGCCATGACGGGCGCTGGCGTGTTCACGGAAAGCCAATAGCCATTCCCAACTGCCAGGCGGATAACGGCGGCGGCCAGAGCGTCCCCGCGCCTTGTCCTGCGCGACGGCCTCGGCCTTAGAATAACCTTTGATCCGGATAGGTGGGCATTTGCCCAGATCGTGCGCGTTGTTAATCACCGCGCGGATCGGGCTGATAACCTGCCGCGTCCATGAAGCGGCGCCGCTGTCGGGGTAGAAGTGCGCACCGAGCTCGCGGACAAAGCGCGGAGTGATCTGGCTGATCAGCATCTCGCCAATCTTCTCAACCATTGGGAGCAGGTATCCGGCGGTCTTCGGGTCTGCTTCGTAAAGCAGCACCGCCTCGGAGAAGGTCAGCCCTGCTTCGTCCCCGAGAAGGTGACGACGGATCCGGCGGGCTTCCTCTTCGCGGATCCAGGCGCGTGCGCCCGCTTCATCAGATGTTCCCGTGCTGCAGCGGTAGTAGTCTGTGATGGGGATGCCTTGGCACTCGATCCGCCCGCGAACCCACCATGTCGCACCCCGCTGGTAGCATTCGAGTGGCATTTTGTATTCTCCCCTTCTCTGGCACCAAGGATGGTTTCCATCTGCGCGGGCGTGATCAACATAGCGCGGCCAATCTTATGGCGGGCACCGAGGCGGTTGGCCTTCTCGCGCAAGGTTCGCTCCGAGATGACGATGCCACGCTGGTTGAGCAGCTCAATCCATTCGGACGGGGAGCGGGCCTCGTCAAGCGTGCGGCAGCCGGTGCTGATCACGTCTCAATCCTGCCGAAGGGTGTTGATAGTGGTGATCGCCATGGCGGCGGCGAGTCCGAGCTTGCGGATCGCCTTGTTGAGATCGGCCCCGGCGTTGCGCAGCTCGAGCATTGCATCGAGGGCGAGGTTGAGGGTTTCCTCGCACAGGCCCTCGGCGCACCGATCTGGCACGACGAAGCGGGTGATCTGCTTTTCGACCAGTGCGGCGCGGGCGGCCACCACGCCGCGGAACGCATCGGCATCCTCGGCGAAGACGCGGACGTGCTCGGTATCGAGCGACATCGCAGCGTGGCTGCCAATGCGCAGGGTGGGGAGCGCGCGGCTCATGCCGCGATTTTGCGACGACGATCGCGGGCCAAGGCAGTACAATCGTCGCACACCGGCTTGCCATCGCGGCCTATCAGCCAGCCCGGCGGGGTGCCGGGCACAGGTGAGGTATGGGTCTGGCCGCAGCCGCACTCGAAAAGGTGGTTGGGGTTCATTGCTGGCTCCTTCAGCTGGTGACATTGAGGACAGTGCAGACCGCCAGGACGAACCCGGCGGGGAAGATCAGTGCGAAGGCGGCAACCTTCAGCCGATCGCGGGATTCCCGCCGGCGGATCTCCGCAACCTCGCGCTGCAGCCATTCGGGCAGATCGCGTTCGGTGAGGCTGGATGGATCATGCTTCCACATGGGTCTGGGGCTCCCTCTGCTGGCGCGCCTCGGCGCGGAGTTCGTGGGTGATGCGGGCGAGGCCAACGGTCCGGCGCCCGGGTTCGCAGTGCCAGCGCAGGGCAATCACCCGTTGCGCCTGGTCTTCAAGCTGCTCTGAAAAGCCGCTGTGTTCGGCCGCGAAGGCAGCAATGCGAGTGATCGCCTGGTCGAGCGCGTCGCGCCGGTCCTGTTCGCTGGCGGGGCTGGCTGGCTCGCCTTCGCCGTCGCAGATGAATTCCCAGTCGCGGACCAGATCGGCGAATGCGCGCAGCTCGCGCCCGGCCTCTTCGGGTGCGAGCTGGCCTGCGGCGATGCGCTTGGGGAAGGATTCCCGGCGCGCGGCCAGCATCGTTTCCGCCATGCGGCGCAGATCGTGGAAGTCGCGCCACGCCGGCGGCGGTTCGGGACAGATGATCGCGGGGCGACCGTCTGCAGGCCAACGACGTTCATTCGGGCCGACCGTCTCGTCGACCGAGGGCGCGGACCATCGGCCCACGGGGCGGGATGCGAGTGCGCGGCTCATGGCTGGAACTCCTGGTCAACCGGGCGCTGGAAGACCCAGCACCATTGGGGGCTGCCATCAGGCGGATTGACCTTGCGGTAGCCGAGGAACTTGCGGGACTTGGATCCGCTCATCACCTTTTTCAGCGCATCGAGCGGCGGGGGGATGATGTTGTTGCGCCGGCAGCGGCTTTCGAAGTCGGGCAGGTTGATCGCAATCAGGTTTTCGGATCGCCTGCTGCGGTTCAAGCTGTTGCCCACGAGGTCGGCATCGTGCTGTTCGCGCGCCAGCAGGTAATCGACCTTCTCCCAGAAGTCGGCCACCAGCGGATGATCGCCGCCAGCTGACTGCTGGCGATCGAGCGCCATGCGGTCGACCTCTTGAATGGCTCTTGCCACCCATTCGGACTGACAATTGGGGAACAGGTGCGGCAGCGTTTCGAGCGCTGCGGCGAGCTGGCTGTGGCATTTGATCGGACGGGCATTCTTGAGCCCGTCAACCCGCTTGCCCATCGCACGATCGTGGTACTGGAACCGCTCGAAGAAGTGTTTCAGCCAGGCGGCTTCCTGCCGGACGACATGCACCAGCGTGCCGCTGACCTCTTCCATCGGCCAGCTTTCGAGCCTGAGAGCTGCCTCGCGGGAGTGTTCGCTCCACAGCGACTTGTCGATCGACATCGACATCAGCCGCTCAAGCACCGCCGGGATCGCGTCGATCCGGTCGTTCTGCATCAGGTAAATCGAACCGAGGAACGGCGATTCCTCGGTCTCAAACCCACCGGTCTTTTTGCCGACACCGCGCGGGGAGCGGCCATTGTAAAGCACCAGCAGCTCGTTGAAGTCGAACTGGCGGTTGTGCGATCCGCGTTCGCTGTCGCGTCCGCCTTCGATCAAGCCGACAGGAAGGTTGCTGACCTTGACCAGTGAGCGGGCGAGATAGGCGCGGGTGGCCTTGTTCGGATCGAAGCCTTCGTACCCTGCCCGCCCGGTCAGCTTCCATAGGAATTCAACAAGCGTCGACTTGCCCGATCCCGGCGGGCCTGTGATCTCGAGGAAGCCCAGCGATTTGTGCCTGTCGCGGATCTGCACCGCGAACATCGACATAACGAAGAACGAAAGCGCGATCAGGCCGCGCGGCCCAAAGGCGGTCCAGATATCGGGCAGCCAGTCGGCGGCGACCTTGTCAGGGTCGTAGACGATATCGAGCATCCGCTCGGCCCCGCGCAGCTTCACCGCCCGCGATCCGACGTCGAAGTAATCTTCGGAATTGACCTTCAGGACGCGGCCTTGGTGCACTGCCAGGTCGCCCAGCAGCCAGACGCCGGGATCCTTAGCGTAGCCCAGTGATGGGATCGGCTCGACCGTCTTGAGGCGACGGGTCTGGCTTTTGATGATCCGGTCGAGCTGCTCGGCCGTGCCGGTCCACATCCCAGCGAAGGCCATCAGCCGCTTCTTGAATTCGGCCGAGTTCGCACAGGCAGACGACGAAAAGCGCGCCTTTACCGGGCGGCTTTCATAGGGGAAATCGATCCGCAGGAAGTAGTGGGTCTCGTCCGCAATCTCATCGCGCTCGCGGTATAGAAGCCGGAAGGCGCAGTTGCAGATCTCGTGGTAATCGATCTTGCGGCCGTCATCCTCGTCATGGGTGACCTTGACCCAGAAGATGCGGCTATCGTGCCGCATGTCGAAACTGGTGATCGAGCGCGCGCCCTTGGTCGCCCGATCGACGATCAGCTTGGCTTTTTCGTGCGGAGTCTCGGCGATCGTGATCGCGCCGTTGAACATGTATTCTTCGAGCGCCTTAGGACCGAGCGGGCCATCATCCTTATCGCCGCGCCAACCCATCTGCCGCAGCCACAGATCATTCCAGTCGAGCTTCGAACCTTCACCATCGGGACGCACCTGGGCGGCGGTTGCCTTCCACCCTTCGCGCCGGGCGCGGGCAACGAACTTGCGGCTGAAGCTGACCCCGGCGCTGCCGACGTCGAAGGCAAAAACCAGATCAGGCCGGGTGGCGATGCCATCGGCCTGCAGCTGGGCTGCCAGATCGGCGAGGAACTTCTCGGGGTAGACGTTGCACGTCATGGCCGACACAGCGGCTAGGCCTGCTTGGGTCAGCGCGGTGGCATCGAAGATCCCTTCGGTGATCCATACCCGCGGTGCCTTCGCCAATGTGGCGAGCGTGGTGCCATTGGGCATCCAGCATAGCCCGCGCCAGCTGCCGCCCTTGCGGAAGTGGGCCTTTCGCGCGAACCGGCCGGGCCGATCGATGATCCGTTCCCAATAGGTATCGCCGAGCGGGAAGCGGACGGTGGCAGCGGTCTCCCCGGTTTCGTAATCGCGGAAGACTTCCTGAGAGAACAACCCGCGCAGCAGCCGCAGATCGAGCCCGCGCTCGTGATCGAGGTAGGCTTCGGCGGTGGCGTTGGGGTTTTCCGGTGTCGGTGGCTGGCGCTTGGTCCAATCTTCGAACAGGTCGGGCAGCAGATTGCGGACGCTGTCTTCCCACCCGCACCGCTCGGCGCGCCCGCAACGGACGATCTTCGGTTCGATCGCGGCGCAATAGGCCTCGCGCTTCCCGCACTGGGGGCACGTGCCTTCCTGCAGCCAATCGCCTTTGACTTTGCGAAACTGGAACTTGGTCTTCAGTTCCTTGATGATGTTGTCCTGCAGGCTCACTGTGCGGCGAGCTCCCGGACGCTGTCTTCTAGCCACCGGTTCGCGCGCTGGCGCATGGCGTCGCGCTCGTTGCGCAGACGCTGGATCCTGATGGCGACCCGATCTGCATTTTCCCGCGCCGGCAGCTTGCCGATGACGAAGGCGGCAGCGATCCGGCGGTTACGGCGCGACCAGCGGCGATGGGTTGTATCGAACGGGAAGCCGGTGACATGCCGATCGCCGACCAAGTCGACGCGGGCGACGCCGTAGCAATCGCCATCACGGTAGAGGACGCGGTCCCCGGGGCGGATACCGTTCATGCGGCACCCCCGATCCTGACGAAGTGGAGCGGCTCGCCGTCCGGCGCTCGGGGCACCGGCACGGGAATCAGCACCTGCAGCTTGCGGTTGCGCGAGTGCGGGGTGCGGCGCAGCTGGCCGTCGATGATCAGATTGCGAACCACGCCCTCGGTCAGCGCGACGTCGCCATCGAACTGAGCGTCAGCGACATCGGTGGTCGAAGGGCAGCGCCCGTGCTTCAGCTCGTACCCGGTGACGAAGCGCAAGGCGTCGGCCTTGGCGGTGCCGATACAGGTCATCGCGCAGCCGCCTCTATCAGGTGGCCGATCATGGCGCCCGCTAGCACCAGGCCGGGAGCGGCCCACAACAGGGCGGACCAATCGGACCGGGGCCGCGCGGGCCGGTAATATCGGATCGGAAAGGTCAAAGCGTCCCCCTTGCGGCGAGCGCGCCGCATCAAAATTTCAGGCTTTGCGGTGGTCAGCGCCGCGTCAGGCGGCGGCGTCTGTTCGTTCGGTCTCCGGATCCTCGTCAGCCGGTTCGAACATATCGGGCTGGTTGGGATCGGGAGCGTGTCCGCCGGGCGGTCCGGCAGGGTAGATGTGGCGCACGAAGTGCGGCGGGGCCTGCGGCAGCGAGAGGCCGGGAACCTCGATCGAGCTGGGGCTGATCGTGTAAACGAAGCTCAGCTGCATCTTGAACGTGTGCCCGCAGGTGGCGTTGAGGCAGATGCACCACAGGTTCTTGACCAGCTCGGTTTCCTGATCGCTGTCGCGGATCCCGGCATCGTGATTGCAGACCGGGCAGGTGATCGTGCCGCGGCGCATGCGCGTGGTCAGCGCGCCCTTGCGGTGCGACACGGAACTGTGCGCGTTCATCGTGCCGCTCCCGATTGGGCGCGGGCCTGCAGCGCCGCTTCAATCTCCGCGACGATCTCAGACAAGCGGTGCGCGGCGGGAACCCGCTTGGCTGCCTCGGCCGCCGAAACAACGTGATCGTCCGCCAGATCTTCGGCGATGCCAGCGATCAGGCTAGAAGCCTCGGTCGACAGCCGGGCGATGTACCGGTTCCACTCCCCTTCCCCGCCCGCCACAGTAGGCAGCGGGACGAGGACGTATCCGGCGCGGCGCGCAAGGTGCCGGGTCATCACCGGGTGATTGGGCTTGCCGTGGGTGACAGCTTCGAGCGCCTCGATCACGCGGACCGGCATGGAGTCCTTCTCGCTCTTCGAAGTGTAGCGCTGCAGCTGACTGGTGGAGATTCCGGTTTCCTCGGCGCAGGCTTCCAGCCCGCCGGCGGATTCGATCAGCTCACGCGCCCGCTCGGCTTGGCGCTGTTCGGTGACAGGCAAGGTCATTGCGCCCCCCCAACCAAGCAGGGGGAAGCGGAGCAGAAATTGCCCGCTGACAGAACCATGGCGGCAATGGGAAAAGAGGCGGACGCAAAGGGAACTGGACGCACGGGAGTTTCACCTCGTGCGCCCGCCTCAGTGATACCAGCCTGACACGGGATCAGAGTAGGCTGGTAACGGTGATGATGATGGCTGGACATCACGCACGCATCCGGGCGTGCTGGTCGACGCCGTAAAGCCGCGCATCGGGCGCAGGCGGATAGTTGCGGGGGTAGATATCGGGGCGAAGGTCGTGGCGAGAGACGCCGGTGACGCGCTCAACTTCAAGGACGTGCTCGGCGGGAAGGCGCTTTGAAGATTGCAGCCATTTCCAAACCGACGGCTGAGATACACGGCAAATTCTTGCAAGTTCTGACTGTGATCCTGCCTTGGATACAGCAGCCGACAAAGCTTCGAAGGGGGTGATCTGGGATGGCATGGGAGTATCTATAGAAAGGTCTATAGCTATGTCAATAGACATTTCTAACTATGAATCTATAGGCGTGGTTATACCGTGCCTTTCCATGGGATTGGGTGAACGCCTTCAAAAACAGCTTGATGCCGAGGGCATGTCGCAAGCCGAGCTTGCGAGACGAGTTGGTATATCCCAGCCCAGCATCAATCACCTGATCAAGCGAGGATCTGGCGGCTCAGCTCACCTTCACAAGATTGCTCGAGCTCTAAACACCACACCAGAGTACCTTACCGGCGAGACCGATAACCCGAGGGCTGACTTTGTCCCGGCGCCTTCAACTGACAAGGTCGCTAAAGAACTTGGCTTGGTGCCGGTTCGCGAGATCGATCTTACACTGGGGCTGGGCGCTACGTTTCTCGATGTCCCGGTGACCGAAACGATCCACCATTTCCCGCGCGAATGGCTGCGGCTCTACACTAAGTCGCCCCCGGAGCATCTGCTCTTCGCACAGGGCGTTGGCGACTCAATGGAGCCGACGATCCGAGATTTCGACCTGCTGCTTATCGACTGCTCTCAGCGCACGCTCAACATGAGCGATAAGATCTGGGCGATTGCCTACGGCGAATGCGGCGCGGTCAAGCGCCTTCGCCCGCTGCCAGACGGCAGTGTGTCGATATTGTCCGACAATCCGAACGTGCCAGACGCTACCGCCTATGACGGTGAGATGCACCTGCTCGGCCGGGTAGTGGCGGTGGTCAGGAAGATGTGACGTTCAACAGGGGGCTGCAATGGAACTTGAGGTACGAATAGAAGCGTTGGCCAAGAAGGTGCGGGATCACCGCGAAATCCTCGCTACTGAAGAGGCAGCAAAGAACGCTCTCGTGATGCCCTTCCTGCAGGCTCTCGGATACGACATATTCGATCCGGGTGAGGTAGTCCCCGAATTTACCTGCGACGTCGGCACCAAGAAGGGTGAGAAGGTCGATTATGCGATCTGCGATGCAGGGAAAGTCCGGATGCTGGTAGAGTGCAAACCAGCCAACGGGGAGCTATCGCTCAAGCACGCCTCCCAGCTGTTCCGCTATTTTGCAGTGACGGATGCGCGGGTCGCCCTTTTGACCAACGGCATCACCTTCAAATTCTACTCAGACATTGATCGCCCTAACACAATGGACGAGCATCCGTTCTTTACTCTGCAACTCGACGATTACCGAAAGGCGGATGTGAAGATCCTCGAGAGCTTCACGAAGGCCTTCTTCGATGTCGAAAAGATCGTCGCGGAAGCAGGGAATCTCAAGCTGCAATCTCTGGTCTATAAAGCGCTAGCAGCTGAATTCGATTCCCCTTCCGAAGAGTTTGTCAAACTCATCGCCGGCCGGGTCTATCAGGGCATGCTCACACAAAAAGTTCGCGAAAACTTCAGGACCCTGATCACCCGTTCGCTCGCCACTTTGATCCGAGACCAAGTCAACTCCCGGATCAACAGCGCCCTGATCGCCTCGAATCCTGAAGAGGACGTCGATGTTGCGACTGCCGAGACTTCCGACATCGAAACTACCGAAGTTGAAATCGAAGGGTTCAACATTGTCCGAGCGATCGCGGCAAGGAAGGTGAGCCCCGAACGAATCGTGATGCGGGACGCGAAATCCTATTGCGCGGTGCTGCTCGACGACAATAACCGGAAGTCTCTGGTCCGGCTTCACTTCAATAGTGAGAAGGTAAGATACCTAGGGGTCTTCAGCGGCAAGGATGAGACCCGCCATCATGTCGATGGCCCCATCGATATCTACAAGTTCGAAAGCGAAATTTTAGCAAGGATAACAGAGCTGGAGGACTAGCCGGCGCCTGCGGTTGGTCGTGCCGCCATGGGTGGCTGGACGATTACAGCAGCCAGCTTCGAAACTCGATTACGGAGAATAGCATGAATGTAACGCGAGGCTACATCAGGCTTTCGATCGCAGTTGTAGGAACATGGGTTGCAGTCTGGGGGTCTATCGCAGCATTTGCAAACTGGCAGTGGAAAGAATGGTCCGAGGCCTTGTCTAATGAAATCAAAGCTGGCGGGCCAACTCAGACGATTCAGAGATACTCTGAAACTGCGAACGAGTATCTGGACACAGCTGTATTTGCCACAAAATGCGGCCTGCTCGCGATGCCATTAGTGCTGCTCTTTGCTCTGGGTTGGTGGGTCTTCTTGGGTTTTTCGACGAAGGATTGATGGATATTCGCTACTCCTAGCGCGCGAAATTGAACCTGCTTCCCCACACGCCGCCAACGCAGAGCCACTTTCAATCTTGTGAGCCGCGTCGCGGCAGTTTTCTGGACAATCTAGATGGACTGGCCGTCACCTGAATTCTGGCAAACGATCGGGTCACTTGCGGCGATCCCGGCTGCATTTTTCGCCTATCGAGGATGGAGTCTTCAACGCTCTATTGCTGACCCTTACCCAACCGCAACCTGTGAACTAAGTGCAGTCGCAGGAGAACCCGATTGGGTTCGGCTTTTCATTGGCATTACCAATCACTCTACGACTGATTGGGTTTGTTCCGCAGCAGTGATCCGGAAACCTAAAAGATTACTGATTGCAGAGGAGCATACGATGAATCCGGCGCCGGGCCCGACGATTTCGACGCCCCCAACAAGGGTCCCATTCGACCTCAGCCGCGCAAGCTCAAAAATTTCTTTAGATAAACCAGTGCCGCGGCAAGGGCTTTCCCGCCTTTGGCTGGTGGCCTATTCATCTCGGTCGAACAGATCGCGCAAAATACGGATTTCGCTCCGCATGCGTTCGATTGAGAGCAAAGAACGATACACTACGATCGACATCGTGAGGACACTTCCTGACAGAACCGCAAACGTCACCGACTGAAGCATTGTCATTCTCCTAAGCTCACCAGCTTGACCCGACTGCCCATCCCGCCACCGGCGTCAAGCCTGTGCTCGACCTCGTCCACCAGCCACCGGATCCCGTCGATCTCGGGATCCCAGCCCTGCAGCGTCACCGGCGCGTTGGGTTCGATCGTAGGATCTCCTAGGGCCATCTCGTAATCGAACTCGTATTGCCCGCGCGCAGCACGGCGCGCTTCAGCGGCGGCGGCGGTGCGTGCCTCGGCCTCGCTGGCGAAGCTGCGCTTAATCCGCCTCGGGTTCGCAGCCCTCCCCTCTCTGACCGTCTTGCGCCTGGCATCATCCCGATCCTGCCACTGTGCTTCGGCCCCATCATGTTCCTCGCGATCGGCGATCCGGAAGCTCCAGCGGCTGCCATGGCGGCGGCGCAGCACCAGTGCGCCGAAGGCCTCGCCTCCGGCATTCTCGCTCGCACCCACCCGCAGGAACAGCAGCACCTTATCCTTCACCGTGGCGATCGCATCGTAGCGTTCGCCAAGATCGCGGAGGAAGGCGGCATCGCTCTTTGCGGTCTGCTCCTTAATGACCACCGGCAGGCTGGCCAGATCCGATTGCACCCGGGCAATGTACCCATTGTCTGCCGCGATCTGGCCCAACACTGAGCCGAGGTTGGTGTCTTTCCAGCTGCGATCCCGGCGGCGGCGGAATCCTCCGGTCAGGTCCGCCGATCGCGCGCTGATCCGCAGGGTATCGGGCGGGCCGGACTTCTCTACCTGGTCGACCAGGAACCGGCCCTTGTCGACCATGCCGACCGTCACCTCCGGCCCGGCGACCCAGCCCAGCGCCAGCGTGGCATCAACACCGCGCTTGATCGTGGGCAGCATTCCATCGTGGTTTGACAAGGTGATCTCGAGCTTGTCGGCTTCCTCGCCCAGCTTCTCAGTGAAGCTCAGGCTCATCAGCCGCGGCACCAGCGTGTCGGCGTAATCGATGCCGTCGATCTCCAGCATGAAGCTAGCGGTGTTGTGCTTCATCGCGGCTGCTCAGGATCAACTCGCTTCAGGTCCAGCGCGAAGTCGATCACGCGGGGCCGACCGCCGGCGATGATGTGCCGCCAGCGTTCATCGACATTGAGGATCACGAAGTCGCCCAGCACCTCACCATTGCCGAGGGTCACCGGCCACGCCTCCCCCGATGCGGCCATCTCGCGTAGCCTCTCGATATCGGAATAGGTGCCCGCAATCTCGGGCACGAGCACGCCGTTGAGGGTGAGCTTCTCCTCACCCGGGCCAAGGAATTGCGCGGCGGCGCGGGCGCCATATCGTTCGTTCTCGCCCCAGCGCCATCCGGCGCGCCGCTCCAGCTCGTTGTAAGCCAAGCGCGGAATGCCGAACACAAACATGCCGATCGAGAGCAGCTGCTCATTCATCGCGGTACGCTCCCAACCGGCTGCTGGTGCTGCGGCGTTCGATGATGTCGGCAACGCGGCGGGCGAGCTGCTCGCCATCCTCGCCAGGCTGCTGCTGGATCGTGATGTTGAGGGTCATCCCAGCGGCGGGTGCACTGGGACGAAGGGGCACGCGATCCTCTCGTTCGCGGCCCGCGACCGGCGTGGCGAACTGCGCCTGCGGTTGAAGAGCTTCCTGCCGGGCCTCAAGCTTGGCGACAGATGCCATCTGCGGAATCACCCGCATCAAAGCATCAGGCAGATCCAGCTGGCGGGCGATATCTAGATCGACCGGTAACCGCATGCGGCCAAGTGCCGGCAAGCGTGGGACAGCGGGCTCCGCGACGTCCGAACCGATTGCTAGATCATCGGATCGGGGCAGCTGCGGCAAGGCTGGTGCGGTGATCGCCGACTGGATCCGCAGCGCCTCCATGGTCGGCAGGCGTGGCGCTTGCAGCGCGGTGATCTCTGCGCCGAACGCGAGATCATCAGGCCGGGGCAGCTGCGGCAAAGCAAGGGAAGCGATCGCCGACTGGATCCGCAGCGTCTCCATGGTCGGCAGGCGTGGCGCTTGCAGCGCGGTGATCTGTGCGCCGAACGCGAGATCATCAGGCCGGGGCAGCTGCGGCAAAACAGGGGAAGCGATCGCAGATTGGATCCGCAGCGCCTCCATGGTCGGCAGGCGTGGCGCTTGCGGCGCGGCGATCTCTGTGCCGAACGCCAGATCACCGGGCTGCGCCATAGCGGGCGCTGGCAGCGTCGGCACCGTCATGGCAGCCGCCACCGCAACCGCCATTCGCCGCGCTGCGCCCACCGCACCCGGAGCGCTGCGATCAAGGCCGATCGCCATCCCCTCTGTCATGAAGCCGCCCATTTCGGCGAACAGCCGCGAGGGCGATTTGATGCCAAGGAAGGCGCGGATGTTGTCGACCCCGCGCATCACCACCGACTTGAGTGCATTCCACACTGCACCTGGTGCCGCCTGAATGCCTCGGACCAGCCCATTGATGATCGCCCGACCATAAGACGCCATCTGTCCGCCCAGCCCCTGCAGCCACGCGATCCCTTCGCCGAAGGCCCCGCGAATCATCTGCCATGCTTGCCCGATCATGGCCGTTCCGGCGGCAAAGGCCGACCGCACCGAAGACCAATGGGTAGTCACCAGCGTTCCGATCAGGCCCAGCGGCCCGAACAGCGCTGGGAGCAGGTGGAGCTTGCCCTTAATCCATTCCCAGGCGGTGCCCATCCAGCCCATGGCCGTATCAAACCCGGCCCGGATCGCATCCCAATTGGTGATCACCGCGTGCGCCGCCAGCCCGATCGGTCCGAACAGGCCGGGGAAGGCCATGAACTTGGCCTTGATCCATTCCCAGACGCCGCCGAGCCACCCGACAGCCGTGGCGAATGCGGCCTTGATCGTGTCCCAGTGGGTGTAGATCAGGTAAGCGGCCACGCCGATCCCGACCGCGATGGCTGTGATCCCGAGCACCATAGGGTTGGCCATCATCATGAGCCCGGCTCTCATTACCCCCTTGGCCATGAACAGCGCCGCCGTGCGTAGGAGGGTGAAGCCTTTGACCGCAGCCGTGCCAAGCCCCGATGTCATCGCGCGCGCTGCCTGGCGAAGGCGAACGAAGGACCGAGCGGCGTTGGGGAAGGCACGCACGATGCTGCTGGCGTTCCTCCATTTGGCATAGACTCCCCAGGCGCTGGCCATCGGTCTGAGAATAGTCCCGAAGACGATCTGCAGCCCGCCCAGTGCCACCTTGGCAGCGCCGGCGCCCGCGACCAGATAAAGCAGTCCGGTGGTGAGTTGCGGATTCGCGGCCGCGAAGTCACCAACTGCGCTGGCCATTCCGGCCGCGATGGTGAGGAACTGGCTGGCGATCGGCAGTAGCTTGGTACCCAGCACCAGGGCGGTGGTCGAAAGCTGCACCCGGAACGCCTGCCAGGCGACCATGCCATCATTCACTTCACGCTGATCGAAGGCGACATCGATCGTCCCGCTCGAGTTCGCGATCTCACCGCGGATCCTGCGGTATTCGTCCATGTTCTGGATCAGGGCGAGCAGACCCATCTGTGCCTGCTGATCCTCGACGCCCCAGCCCAGCTTTCGCATGTCGCCGCCGGTGGCCTGCTTGGCGATGACCGCGAAGGCCTCCATCGTCGTCATGCCCTGCGCCTCGAGCTTGCGAAGCGCGGACGGAAGATCGACGCCGAAGTTCTTCTGGAACGCCCGGATCGTGCCCGGCGCATTGATCTTGGCCATCAGGTTGGCGATGTTGTTCGCCGCCTCGTCAGCCGATCCGGCGGTGTTCATCGCCACCTGCAATGCCGCGGTGAGATCAGTCACCGCCGGAACGCCGGTTTGTCCAAGCGCCTGCATCCGCGCGGTCAGCGTCGGGAACCACCGGGCCATGTCCTTGATCTCGAACGCGCCTGCATTGCTGCCAGCAGCCATGATATCGAAGGCGCGAGCGGTATCGGACAGCGGAACCTTGAGGTTGTTGATATTGGCGTAAGCCGCCGCAGCCGCATCAGCGAGCTCAACTTTGAACGCCGTGCCAAGCCGTCCGATCGGCTCCGCCAGCTTCACCGCCTGGCGGGGATCCATACCGAAGCCCGCCAGCACGTCGACCGCCGCGCGCATATCTTCGGGCAGCTGATGCGTGGCACGAGAGGCGGCGAGGATATAACCCTGCATCCGGATCAATTCAGCGTTGGTCAGCCCCGCTTTCTGCTGGAGATCGACCATCCCGCTGGAGAACTCCATCGCGCCCTTGGTCGCGAGGATGAAAGGCGCGAGGATGGCAGCGCCTTCAACGGCGTTTTCCTGCCCCGAGGCGACCAATTCCTCCGCCCGCTGGTGCATCGCCGAGACGGTGTTATCGATCGACATGATCTGGCGCTGTCGTTCGACCGCGCCGTTCGCGCGGCTTACAGCGTCCTCGAGCGCGCGCTCCCGCTCGATCAGTTCGGTGACGTTCCCCGTTGCGCCTTCCAGCTCCCTGCGGAGGTCGGCAAGTTCGCGGTCGGCTGCGCGCGCCGCACGGGTGAGACGGGCGAGCGACTGCCCGCTCCGTTCCCCGAGCCCGACGATTTTCTTCAACGGCCCCGAAAGCTTGTCGACGCCGTTGAGGAGGATGGTCAGGGCAAGCTTGCGATCCAACTCAATCCTCCTTCCCGGCGTGCGATGCATTCCAGCGCTTGATCGCCCGCTCACGCCAGCGCAGTAGTTCCTCGAAGCTCAACCGCTCAAGCTGATCGAGCGGCCAGTGGAACACGAATGCGATGTCGGCGATCAGCTCGTCGACGTCTGATCCTGCCCCATGACCCGAGCGATCATGTCTCGGTCCGCCTTCGACATAAAAAAACCGAGCACCACACCGCTGATCACGCCAAAATCTTCGATGCTCAGCTCCTCGACCTCCTGTGCGACCAGCGTTGGCATGCTGATGCGCGGGATCAGCGCCATCACGGCATTGACATCACCCTGCACCAGCGGCCCCACCTGCAGGCCGCGCATTTCACGCGCGATTGGCTTGCGAAGAGCGATCTGTCTGATGACCTGGTCACCGCGGCGGATCGGAGTTTCGAGGGTAATGGTCTCCAGCCCCGGATCTGTGGGGACGGAAGCGGGTACGGGATCTTCGGTAGCAGGCGTCGCGGTGTTCATGGTTCTATCCTACGCGGTGAAGGTGGGTCTCCGCCGGGCAAGGCACCGCGTGAACCTGCCCGGCGAAGCTGGTGGGGGGTTACGCCCCGATGATGCCGCCGATACCGTTCAGCGGACTGGAGATGCCGAAGGCGTTCCCGATCCCGCCGATGCCGCCATCGGCACCGATCGCGGCGCGGATCTCGGCATAGCGATCGATCCCGCCTACGATGTAGGTGCCGGCGACCATGTCGATCTCGTAGAGATCCTGACCGGCAGCGGTCAGCTTGTAATAGCTGCAGACGGTCTTGATCTTCTGTTCGGTATCGTCGCCCGGCTTCTGGCTGCCGTGATCGAGCTCCTGATGGCGCCCGCGGATGACAGCTTCGACCGCGGTGACCGAGCCATCCTGGTCGGACTGGTAAGCACCCATGAAGCGCAGCAGCACGCCATCGTGGCGCACGATTCCCATCTGCCGCATCGAGCGCGCATCATGCCCGCCGATGGTCCATTCGAACTCAATCGCCTCGAGCCCGTGATCGATCATGATCGGACCCAGCATCCCGCCGCCGCGCCATTCTTCCATGGCCTGGACGATCTTGGGCAGGGTGACGGTGGCAATCTCCCCAAGATGGGAGTTGCCTTCGTTGAAGAGGTTCATGTTCTTGAGCTTGCGGGGCAGCATGGCGTGATCCTTCTGTTAGTCCGGTGGCGGGAGCGGGCCTGATCAGGCGACGCCGTCAGCGAAGTTGGCGTAGTAGCGATCGGTGATGCGCTGATTCAGCGTCAGGCTTTCCAGCGGGGCGACCGGCGTGAAGTCGTAATCGATCACCAGCTTGCCGGCGGCGAGGTCGGCCGCAGGGTTGAGCGCCGGATCGTACCAGCAGCGCGCGCCGATCAGCGCACCGGCAGACACCAGTGTGCGCAGGCGGGCGTTAACAGTCTCAGTGATGTCGCGGATCAGACGCGCGTTGAGCGGCTTGTCGATTGCCCAGAGCAGCCCGGCCGCAATCTCGTCCTGAATCACCTGCGCCGTGCGAGTTGCGCTTTCGAAGGCGAACAGCGGTTCGTCGCTGGTGGTACGGTTGCCCCAGAAGCGATAGCCATCCTGGCGGATCATGGTGGTGATGTCGGCGGCGTTGAGCAGCGCGGCATCGTTGGTTTCGGTGTTGATGTCGAAGAAGATGTCCTTCGCCAGACCGGTCACCCCGTCGACGCCAATGTTCGACAGCGTCTTGAACCAACCGATCTCGTTATCGATCCGGGCGCGCAGGCCCATCGCGCGGGCGACCGTATCGAGCCCGCCAGCGACAAAGCCCGGCCACAGAAGCATGAGCTCGCGCGCCGAGAACCCTCCACGGTAGAGGACAGCTTCAGCGACATCATCGCCGATCGCCATGGCGTAGGCCATGCCGCGCAGCTGGCGGGCAATGATCGCTAATTCGGTGGCGACTTCTTCGGTATCCAGCCCCGGCGCACCGATGATACGCGGGCGCACGCCAAGCCGGCCCTGCGCAGCAAGCAACGCCTTCATGCCCGAATAGCTACCGCCCACACTGTCGCCGATCACCAGATCGTCCTGCGTCGGATCTTCAGCATCGCCGGTGGCAACGCCTACACGCACCACCACCACGACCGGGCTGGCCTGATCGGCGATCGCCTCAAGAGCGGCCTTCAGCGTGCCGGTGGTGCCAGCATCGCGAATCGCGGAGCGGATATCGGTCACAAGCACCGGCGTATCGAGCGGGAAGGCTGCATCGAGTGCGGCCGTGAGCGGACCAGCGACAGCGCCAGCGGTGGCGACCAGGCCAATGATGCTAGTTGAGATCGCCCGGATCGGGCGGGTGCCATCGGTGACCTCGAGTACCTTGATTCCGTGCATGGTGAGCTCCTTCGTAAAAGTCAGGCAGGCGCCGGCGAAACGCCGGCGGTGCGGATCGGGATGGACAGGGTGACGCTGGAATTGGGCGCAGGCAGATCGGTGCGCTCGCCCTCGATCGTGAGCAGCGCGGCACCAGCGGACAGCCCATCGGTCAGCTGCAGCCCGAACCGCTTGACGCGCAGGCGCGGTTCCCAGCGGCGGATCGCGAGCGCGCTGGCGGCGAAGATCAGCAGCCGGGTGGCAGGGTTGAGCGGCTGATCGATCAGCCCGAACAGCAAAGATCCATAATCGCGGCGCATCACGCGGCTGCCGATCGGCGTCGACAGCAGATCGCCCAGCGACTGGGCGAGATGGGCATTGCCTTCGATCGGCTTGCCGGTGCGGCGATCCATGCCCCTCACTGCGGCGGCCCGCTGACACCGCCGCCGGTCTGGACTCCGGTGTGGCGGTGGGTCTTCAGGCTCACCCCGTCGCCGGTCACGTTGCCGTCTGCGATGATCGTGCCGGTGGTGGTGGTGCTGCCATCGATCGCGACGTTGCCGGTGATGGCCACATCGCCCTCGATCGTGACGCCGCCGGTGGCGACGATCGCCATGGTGGCCCCTCCCGGCAGGGTGATGTCGTAGTGGTTGGCCTCGGGATCATAGCCGATCTCGGCCCCGTCGCCGAAGCGGACAAACTCGCGCAGAGTGCTGCCCGGTGCCGGGAAGGCGTTGCAGTACAGCGCGCCGAACGGGATAGCCTGGGCGATATCGCCATCGGGGCAGAACAGCAGCACCTGCTCGCCCACGCTGGGCGGCGACCAGACGATGGTCTCGCCCGCGCGGATCACGCCCCATGCGATCTCGGTGGTTGCGACTGGCTGCTCATCGGGATCACCGATCTCGAGCGTGCAGGTGCCAGCGGCCAGATCGACCGACAGCACGCTGCCCACGCGCAGAAGCTGCGCGACGTCTCCAACGTGATCGGACGGGGGCTTGACCATGCAGATATGCGATGGCGATCCCCGCGCAGGAAGCGAGTGCGCGGCTCCGTTGGCGGGGCATCAACGGGGTTGGCTTAGGGTCCGCAGGTGCCAGAGTTTAACCGCGAGCAGCACCAGGCAGCGGGTCAGGCGCGGCACGCGCGCCACTGCGAGCGCTTCGGCGAACACATCATGGGCGCGGGAATCGTCGCTTTCCAGCAGGAAGTCATGCAGCAGAGCAGGCTTGGCCATCCGCCCGGCGATCGGGACGAAGGAGCGCGCAAACCATGGGATCGAGGCCAGATCAGTGTTGAACCGGGCGGGCACGGTGATCGTGTCGCCCGAACCGAGGAAGCCGACATCGTAGCTGAAGGGCAGGTAGAGCTCGAACTCGCCGCGTCCGCCCCGCTCGCTGGCCAGCGCGACCAGTACCAGCGGATCGGTGAAGCTGCTCACGGCGGGACGCTACCCCGGCCAGCCCGCATCGAGATCAATCGCTTCAAGCGCCTCGCGATCCTCCGCCGCGTGGGCCGCGAGGATATCTCCGGTCAATTCATCTTCACGATTGAAACAGGCCTGGACATGGCTGGTGACCGCGTTGCCGATCGCCACGATTGTCGCTGCGTTGAGGGTCACGAAAGCGCCCCTGCCCACTTTCCAACGCGCAGTGAATTCCGGATTGCCGCTCGCTTGGACATAGGCGCTGGTCAACACCGCCTGACTTTCCCGGTCCGTCTTGATCGGCGCGCCGCCAACAATGACCCCGCCCGTCTCTGCGATCCAGCGTCGGCCCGCTAGGCGATCCAGCATATTGTCGCGCAGCTGATCGAGCGGAACCGGATCGTGCGGGGTCTCGGTGATCTCGCCGGTGACGGCATCCATTGCGATATCGATATCCATCAGTAGATCCCCCAAGCCTTGACCTGCCCAGCATCGAAGTTGCCGGTGTCTCTGCCGATCCGGAAGTGATTGACGCCCCCAGCAAGTCGCCATGCGCCGACGCCACCCGCTGAACCATCAGCGGATCGGTTGGCGGCCAGAGGCCGGATCGCGAAAGGAAACTGCCCGGCGTCGCGCCGGAAGTTCGGAAGGAAGATCGATCCGTAAAGCGTTTCGGTGGCGCCGGTCTGGACCAAGGGCGTGTTTGCCGACCAGCTCGATCCGTTATCGGAGAAGTTGGCCTGAAGCCATGCGAGCGCGCTCACGCTCACGCCAAGCAGCTCGATGTAGATGTGGTTGAAGTCCGTAGCGAGGAGGTTGTTAATCGTGATGGTGGTTCCGCTGGTGGTATTGATCGTGCTGCCGATCTGTTGCGGTGCCCGCGCAGCAAAGGCTGCGGCAATCCGTGCCCGGGTCCATGCCGTGTTCGGAATCGTGGTGTCATCATCCTCGGCGGCAGGAGTCGGCGCACGGGGATCGTCGGTAAAGACCGGGCCAGCCAGAGGCGCTGCGCCAAGGTTGGTCAGTGCCTCCGCTGGATCCTCAACGTCGGCGAGGTTCGCCGAGATCTGCAGGAACCGGCCATTGCACCACGCCTGAGTTGCGAACACCGCGCTTTCGTCAATCAGTATCGTCACGTTCTCGGCGGTCGTCACTCGGATCGAGACGCGGATCAGCATCTCCCGTGCAGAGCCCTCGACCGGGTCGGGCTTATAGGTTTCGGGGAAATTGCCGTAGGCGAACAGATCGCCCTCGGCATCGAAGATCCCGATCTCGCGCACTGCGAACGGACCCTCGGCAATGCCGATCACGGCCTCGGCAATCATCACCTCGGGATCGACCAGGCTGACCGACAGCGCCGACAGCGTATCGCGCCAGACTTCATTAACCAACTCGGTCTCGCTGCCATCGGGCGCGGCGACTGGCGCGCCGTCGCCGTCGCCTGCCGCCATCTCGGTCAGCGCGACCGGGTCGCCGGCACTGGCGGCAGCGATCTTAGCTGCGCCGATGGCGGTCAGCTTCATGACAAAGGACATCAGGCAGCCTCCGCTTCGATGGTGATGAAGTCTGTCGCAGTGACCACGGCAGCCGGGAATGCGCTTCCCCGGGCAACAACGGTGGGAAGGATCGCCACATGAGTGCGCAGGTTCTTGGACGCCCGCACCACGCGCGCGATCGCATCGACCGAGACGGTCAGGGGTTCATCCTGATCGATGATCGGCGACACGATGCAGGTGTAAGGATCGCCCGGCGGATTCTGTTCGAACCACTCCGCGATCCCGATGTTCGATCCCAGCGCCTCGATCGCCAGCTTGAGCGCTCCGGCGGTGCCCTTCTTCTCGTGCACTTCGCGCGAAGCCGCGATGACCGCACGCTTCTGCGCCTCGGTCCAAGCCGAATCCCACTCATCGACGGATTCCGCCCAGGCGAGCCAGGGCAGCAGGGCGGCCGGGCAGGTAGCGGGATCATGGAGCGTGCCGAGCGGTACCGGGACATCGCCCACCCGCGCCGTTGCCAGCGACAGCGCGCGCTCGGCAGGCAGGGCATTGGGCGGCAGCAGATCAGACATCGGGCGCGCCTGCGACCGTCACGGTGATCGCGTTGGCAAAGAACGCCTCGCCATCCGCCGCCGCCAGATTGGCGAGCGGCGCAGCCAGCGCCACGCCCTGCACGCCGTCGCGGTGGAGCGCGGCGTAGAGACCGGACAGGGTGACGTCGTATCCGAGGCGATGCACTGCGGCGGCATAGGCGGTGACCGCCGCCTCGGCCGCGGCGCGCACGATCTCGGCATCAGGGCCGGGATAGATCGTTAGCTCGGCGATGATCGCATAGGTGGTGACGTCGGCGCTTTGCACGGTCACCTGATCGGTCAGCGGGCGGACGGTATCGGCGGACAGCGCGGCGTCGACAGCAGCGAGCAGCGGCGCGGCGGCGGTGCCATCCCCGGTGCGCGACAGGACATAGATCACCACTTCGCCAGGCTCGGGGCTGACCGCCTGAATATCTTTGACGTCGGGATCAGCGGACAGGCCGTGGAAGATGTAGGCGCCCTCGCTGCCGGCGGTGGTGTAGCCTTCGGGCGAAAGCTGGATCCGCTTGCGGAAGTCGGTGTCGTTTTCCCCTTCGAGCCGCACCACGCCTTTGTTCGCGCCGATCTGATCGAGGTTGCCGCCGGTGGCAAAGGCCAGCATCAGCCCGCGCGCGGCATCGTTGACCCGGGCGCGCAGCAGCAGCTCGCGCCACGCGGCAACCTGCAGCACCTTGTAGGCAGGATCGCTTTCGACCAGCGCATCAAACACCGGATCCCGCATCCGCAGATCGGCAAGCATCGCGGCAAAGATCACTTCGAAGTCGAGGGTCTCGACAACCTCGGGCGCGGGAAGCTCCGACAGGTCGAGCTGGCTGATCGCGGAGAAGGGCATGAAGCGAGCGATGGCATTCGCGCGCGCGATGGCTAGGGGCGGGTTCCGTTGAGGGGGCCGCTACGGAGCGCGCTTGCAGCAGGAATTGGCCTGAGGCAGACTTTCTGCAGAGGGCGAAGGAGAAGCAGGTGGGTTCGATGTTTTCAGACGAGTTGTCGGTAACGATTTTTGCCGCTGTGCTCTCAGCATTTGTCGCATTGGTGGCCCTTATCCATGCAAAAGAGAACAAGATATCCGAATTTCGGCAAGCTTGGGTCGATGGCCTTCGTAGTGACATTTCAGAAGGGATTTCGGCTGCCGCCACGCTCACGGTGGTGATGCAGGATCTGGACAAGGATACGCGAGCGCAATTCCTTTCCGAGTGGGCTCGCCTGTTCGAAGTTATGGCGCGGATCGAGCTGCGGCTAAATCTCAAAAAGGTTCTGCATCAGCGAATGAACGAACACATTCAGAAGACAAAGTCCCTACTTAACAAGCTTCAAGACGATCCTGATGATTACGATCAAGGCGATTGGTTAACATTACAAACCGACCTGATCAGCGCGTCGCAGGCCCTTCTAAAATTCGAATGGGATCGAGTTAAAAGGGGAGAGATATTTTACCGGGCCACCCGATGGACGCTTGGTATAGTCGTTGGATTAGGCACTGGAGCAGCTGGCATTGCCGCATATTTGCCATCGCCCTAGCCCCCAAAGTGCTTGAGCACCTCGTCGACCAGCTCATCCCGTTTCTTGCCGAACCCTAGCAGGCGGCGGGCTTCGTACTTGGTGCGGATCACCCTACCCCCCTTCGTCTTCCCAACGAAGCCTTCGAGCCCGTAGTGGTGGACGGCGGCGGTGGCTTCGACCGAGCCCTTGCCAAAGGCCAGCTCGCCCTGGTCGGCGCTGACCTTCACCTTCAGGCTGCGGGTCTTGCCGATGTTCCGAAACATTTTTTTGCGGCGTCCCCGGCCTTCTGCATCGCGAGGTTTGCGCGGGGCCATTGCGCCGCCATCGGGATCGACATTCGCACCGATCCGCGCGGCGTTGGCGCGGCGTACGGCGCGCATCAGCTTGTCGATCAGCTTGCGGCGCTGGCCGGGCGCGGCAGCTGCGATCAGCTCACCGAGGAACGGCTCCAGCGCTTCGAGGCCATCGCCGCCGCTCATTCTACGATCGTGAACAGATCATCGGGCACTAGCTGGCGTTCGGTGTCGCTGATGCTTATCAGCGGTGGGCCTCCAACATCGAATAGCGGCACTTCCGACACTTCGCGCATGTCGAACCCGCCATCTTCCCGGCGCGTAACAAGGACGGGCTGGGTCAACGCGAGGTCGAAGCTGACGTCCGCCTTCTGGTTGCTAATCAGATCCGCCTCGAACGGGATCGCCGCCTTCGAGTTTGCGACGGTCAGCAGATCCGGCTGATGAATGCGAAGCCAGTCGCACAGCACTGGCCAGATCATCAGCGTGGAACGGGTCCACTCTTCGATCACCACGGTCAGGGTGTATTCGAGCGTGAAGTTGAGGTTGTCCTCGCTGGCATGGCAGCGGACGTGCCCCTTCTCGATCCAGAGCCGCAGGCGGTTCGGGTTCGTGACCAGTTCGGGGAAGACCGCGGTCAGCGCCGCGCGCAGGCTGTCGGGCTTTTTCATCGGGCAAGACACCCAGCGTTCCAAGTTGCAGACACGCTTAGTGCTCCACTCCAAATTGCCGTTCGACCCAAGTGATCAGCGCATCGAGCTGGGTGGCCTGCGCTTCCGCAATCTCGCGGCAGCGGATCTCGGTCAGCGGGTCTCGGGCTGGAAACGGTCGACAATCGGGCGCTTCATCAGTTCGGGCGGCGGGGTCGCCGGCTTCGGGCAGTTGCATGTGACCGGGCGTACTGGCAGCACCGCTTCCGTCTCCGGCTCGGGCTTCCCGGCGCAGGCGCTCAGCACGGGCAGTGACGACAGCAATGCGCTGGCGATAATCGGATTCCACTTCACTGGTGATCTCCTCCTGACGGGCGACGACGCGGGCGAGACGCTCGGCTTCCATGCGCGCCGCTTCTTCCTGCGCATCGCGGTAAGCCTGCTTCGTGGCCTTGTGCTTGGCGACCTCAGCGCGCCAGTTGGCTTCAGCTTCAGCAAGGTCGATCTCGATGATCTGCACCTCTTGCTTGAAGCCCCGCATGATGCACGCGGGCTTTTCACCGGCGCCGACATCGCTGCACCAGACGCCTTCGATGCGAATGGTCTGGATGACCGCGACAGCGAGAAACGCGAGTGCGAGCCCTCCAAAGATCTTGCTGGTCAGCGCCGAGAAGAGGTTGAACGGCATCACAGGCCCCTCATGCAAAGAGCCCGCTCGCGCTGGCGGCGCAGGGTCAGGCCACGCACCTCGCGACCGCCTGCCTTGTTCCACATCAGCATCGCATCGCAGCCACCGCGCCAGTTGCCGGCGTTGAACCGGCGCGCGACAGTCGATCGGCAGAAGCCCGACGTGCCGATGTTGTACGCCAGAGAGACCGAGGCAACGAGCTGGTTGTCGCGGCCCTTAAGGCCCGGCACACATTTCAGGACCGGCGCGGCGTGAGCTATCAGCTGGCGCTGCAAGCGGTCGCGGCAGCCCGCATCGGTTTCACGCATCCCGGGCCGCACGCCCTTGGTGTCGCCGTCGCAGATCGTCCAGACGCCCACGATGTCGGCGTAGGCGCTGAGATATTGCGGCCCCTTCACATGGTCGACCAGCAAGGCGCCATCATCGGTGACGGTCGCCCTGACCGTGCGACCGCTTTCATCGTGCGGAATCATCGTTGCCAGGGCGGCGGCAGCGGCTGCACCGACCAGCAGGACAAGCGGGCTTTTCGGCGGCTTAGCCGTCCCTCGCGGCAATGACCCGCCTTCTTCAAGGCGAGAGGTCGGGTGGTAGGGGGGCTTAGCCATCGGTCTTCCTCACTTTCGGCTGCACCACCAGACGCGAGATGCTCGACAGCACGAACAGAGCCATGCCAATCCACATCAGCGCCGAGGCGGGGACCACGTGCGTCACGGCGGGCGGCATCATGTTCCAGACCGCCAGCACGCTGACCGGATCGACTTGCACCCAAGCAAGGATCGCGAGGCCCAGCGCGTTGAAGCGGATGCTCCACAGCTTCCACCATGCCCGCGCCTCAGGAACGAGACGATCGCGGATCCAGCTGACGAAGGCCGACGCCGGGTTCATGGCTTGTCCTTTGGCGGCGGAGGAAGGATCGTCCGCGCGATGCTGTGATCAACGCCCTGATCATCGCCAGCGACGGGCACCTGTCTGCCCAGCAGCTGCTGGACCGTGCGGGTTTCGTAGATCCGGATCACCGTCCAGATGATGGTCAGGATCGATGCAACGGCGGGCAGCAGGCTCGCCAGCGAGCCGACAAGGGTTGCGATCGAGAGCAGGTCGCCGGTGGCTTTCACCCCTTCGGGCAGGTCTTTGAATGGATCGAGCACGCGCTACCCCCAGAGCTTCACGGTTTTACGGACGGGCGGTGCGGTGCTGTCGGGGGGAAGCTGGACGGTGACGCCATCGGGCAGTTCGGGGCCGAGCGCGGCGAGACCGGGGTTGAGGCCGAGCGCGGCTTCGACCAGCCCGCCGGTCCGCCCGCGATTGCGCCAGACGATCAGGTCGAGCGGTTCGCCTTCACGGGAGACCACGGCCGCCATCAGATCAGCTCCGAGGTGGTGCGCGCTTCGCCCTGCATCTGGCGGATGGTGCGGGTGGCATCGGCGAGCAGATCATCGGCGACTGCGCGGCGCTGATCGCCGCGCTCGCTGCCTTCGCGCGTGGCGGTGAGATCGGGGTTGCGCTGCATCAGGCGCGCAGAGGCCATGGCCGTAACTGCCGAGCGGAATTGGACGACAAGCGCCGGGATTGCATCCGGGACGGGCTGGCCTTCGACCAGTACGCCAATGGCGACCGAGTCCTGCGGCTCGACTGCGGCGAGGCTTTCGAAACCGGCAGCTTGCTGGATCGCGGCCCAACTGGCGAGTTCGCGGGTTACATTGATCACCGCCCAGCTGATCGCATCTATCAAGCGCGGATGCGGGACTTCGCCGAAAAGGTTGACCTCTTCGCGCAGCGTGTTGACGTCGATCGCGGGCCACCAATCGCCGCTGGCGACAAAGCTGCCCTGGGGCGAGCTTGGCAGCGGAGGGGTGGAGACGACGTCAGTCATGGAAATCAGGGGCCTTCAGCTTTTCTCAAGTGCCGGTTCCCGCACTTCAGGAATCAATTAGGGGGGGTGGGGATCAGCGTGGCCGGGGATAGGATACCCGGCTCCGCGTCACCGCCCCCCCGGCGCCGGGGGCGCAGCTCTCTATCCAGTTTGACCAGCAGCCTCGGCGAGGCGCTTGGCCTCGCGCTCCAGCTGCTCGATCGTCTTCTTCACGCCGACCTTGGCGTTGAGCTCGACCGCGCGGCGCAGCTCGGTCAGCGCGGCGTCGACCATGGCGGGCTTGCCGCCCGCCGGCGCGCTGTCGCTGGCCGCATCGAAGGTCTGGGCCCGCTGGGCCCAGCTTTCGCCGAGCGCGCGGAAGAACTTAGCCCGCACCTGGTCGGGCATGTCATGATCGGTGACGATCGGGCGCACCCGTTCGAGCACATCATGCGGGACGCTGCCGGTGGCCTTGATCGCTGCATCGGCAATTTCTTCGACCACCATGCAGCCCAGCGTGCGCTTGTGGCGTTCCGGCAGATCCAGATGGTGGGTGAGGCAGTGATCGGCGATGTCGAGCGCGAAGCCCCAGTCAGCGATGTCGAGCGCCCAGATCAGCGCAGTGACTACGATCTCATCCTGCGGCGCCGCATCCCCATCTTCCACCTGCAGCGCGCCAGCCACCCAGGGGCGGTACTTGGCGAGCAACGCGGGCTTCTTCTCGATCTTCTTCTCGATTGACTGGATGTTCGACAGCGCGCGCAGGTCATCGTGCAGCTGGGCGAGCAGGCCCTGGTATTCGGTTGCGACCGGGCCTTCGTCCGGCATCGGCGCGGCCATCCCGGCCCGCGACCGCTGGGCCATGTCATCGAGATGCGCGCGGGTGCTGAGACGCGCGAGCTTCTGCTGGCGATGCATGAGAGCGGGGCTGGTCATCTGCGGTTCCTTTCTGGCGAATTCCCCGCTCGATCAGGCGGCGGGGGCCGGGCGCTGTGGCGAGAGATTGGGCATCCCGCCCTTGCTCTGGCTCCTCCCCGGCTATGCTACGGGCTCAGACGGCGCCGACCCTGATGTCAGCAGCCGCCTTCAACGCCCCTCGGTATTACGGTGCCTCCGGTCGGGCCGGTGCCGCGCCGATCACGATGTTCTCGACCAGCACCACCAGCTCGTAATCTTCGACCACGAAGGCCTCGTTCACACTTTCGTAGTTGGCGATGCGATCGGCCTCGGGCTCATCCTTCAGCCAGCGGCGGCGGGTGCCTTCCTGCCAATAGATCGAAAGGTTATCGAGGCGGGTGATGAGCAAGCCGTTGGCGGGGAAGAACGGCACGCGCACCGCCGGCAGACCGCCGAGCGTCTTGCTCGAACGCAAGATGCGGTCCGTGGCTTCAACTTCGGTCGCGGTGGCGCCGGTGGTCTGGGCGATGTTGAAATACTTGTCATCGACCAGATCGTGGCCAACGATCACCACCAGCTCGGTATCGCCGCGGTGCCATTCGGGCAGGAGCCGCTTGGCATCGAGCACCAGCGCATCGAGCGAGCTGTAATCGGCGCCAGCGGTGACCGCGTTGTCGAGGCTGGCATCGTACAGCACGGCGCCCGGTTTGACGTAGATCGCCTTCAGGGCGGCGTTGTTCGCGCCGTCATCCAGCACGGTCAGGTTGCCGTCATCGAACACCTGCTCTTCGGCATCGGTGCGGATCTTGTGCAACCAGCCCTCGTTGACGTCCGACAGGTTCGGGTTGGCGCCGCGGTTGGTGGTGGCAGCCACGCTGGTGCCGTTCCATCCGATCATGATCCGGTCACGGGCCTGCTGCTTCAGGATCGCATCTCGCATCAGCGTCTGGAATTCCGAACGATGGCGCCATGCGTCGAGCAGCGCGTAGCGCATCGCCCAGTCGTAGTTGGTCTGGCGGCAGAAATATTCGCGCTTGATGTCGCTGCCGGTCGGATCGGTCGGATTGCGGCGGCCGGCGCCCGAGGTGTCGGTGCGCCCGGCGAGCGTGCGGGTGACGCCGAGGCCGAGCACTTCGCCCGCCTGCTGCGTCACCGGCATCATGTTGATCATGCCGAGGAACTCGGACGATTCCTTGATCCGCTCCTCGAGCTTCTGTTCGACCACCGGATCGACGTTGAACTTGGTGGTGGCATCGCTCACACCGTTCAACTGGGCGATCGTGGCCAGATAGCTGGTGAAGAGCAGGCGGGTCTTGGTCTGCATCGAAGCGGTCCTTCTAGGGAAGCGGGCGCGCGGTGGTCTGGTGGGGTTAGGTCTGGCTAGCGGTGATCAGCAGTCTGTTAGGGCGATGCCACCGTTCGCACCGGTGGCGGGCGGACGGCGGTTGTGGTTGGGATCGGCGGTGGTCTCGATCACGGTTTCGACGCTCTTAAGCTTCACGCCCAGCTGATCGATCTCGGTCCGCATTTCGCCGCGCAGCTCGCTGATCGCGGTGCTAAAGCTTTCGCCGAGCTGCTCGAACAGCGGCCGCATGGCCGTGAAGTCGAGCGCTGCGGCATCGGCGGACGCCTCGGTCGCCTTGGCCTCCGGCTTGGGCGTGGCGCCCAGCTTCGCGGCAAAGGCATCGAACATGGTGCCGAGCTTGCTCAGGAAGGTGTCGCCCGCGTTGCCATCGGCGCTTTCGGCAAATTCCAGCGCGAGCGGGTCGCTGGGCTGGCCATCGGCGCCGCGCGCCAGCACGATCGTGCCGGGCAGGTGGCGCGCGAACTGCAGCCGGTCCGTGGCGATAGATGCAGGGCTGTCGGTCAGCGCGCAGCCCATCAGGTAGGCGAAGCCCTTGCCGGCGAAATTGGGTTCGATCTCGATGGAGGGATAGACCTTCTGCCCCGCTTCGTTGAGCTGTTTGGCCTCCTCGGTCACATCGAAGGTGCCGAACAGCGCCTTGCGCTTCTCGGTCTTGCCGTTGAAGTTGACCTCGGTTTCGCCCACCGACAGCTCGAGCACGTCGCCGAATGCCCGGAACGGTGCCTGACCGCTGATGCCCCGGATATGCTCGATGTTGAGCCGCGCGGCATAGGTCTTCGGATCGTAGCTGCTCGCCATCTGCTCGAGCATCTGTTCGTCAATGTTGCGACCATCGACCGTTGAACCGGCAGTGGCGAGGAGGAAGGGCTTGGTTTTCATCGGGCTCTCCGGTCTGATGCGGCGCGCTGACATTGCCAGGGCTGTCAGACGGCAATCGCCCCAGATCGAGGCCTTTGGGCAAGGCGCGCGCTCCGTTGGCGCGCTGCTAACGGGGTAGCGATAGGGCGAAGCCTGCGAGAGCTGTGACATTCGCCGCTGTGATGACCGTCCAGCCCACCATCGATCCCAGCGCCGTGAAGCCAGCGATACCGTTCGAAGCGCGGCGGGCGGCGCGTTCGCTCTACTGGCGGGGCTGGTCGATTGGCCAGATCGCTGATGAGCTGGGCGTTGCCTATCCAACCATCTCCAGCTGGAAGAAACGCGGGGCGTGGGACGAGGCACCTAGCCATGTCAAGATGGGCGATGCGCTGGAGGCCCGCTGGGCCACGCTGGTCGACAAGGACGACAAGACCGGGAAGGACTTCAAGGAAATCGATCTCCTCGCCCGGCAGGCCGAGCGGCTCGCCCGGATCGAGAAGTTCCGGGGCGGCGGCAACGAGGGCGACCTCAACCCCAACGTCGCCAACCGCACTTCGACCGAGGCGAAGGCGAAGCGCGCAAAGGGCAAGAACCTCCTCACCTTCGAGGAAATCGAGAAGTGCCGGGCGCTGTTCGAAGACAAGCTCTACGGGCACCAGACCAAGTGGTGGGAAGCATCCGCCCAGGTCATCCGCTTCATCCTGAAATCGCGGCAGATCGGGGCCACCTGGTACTTCGCCCGCGAGGCGTTCATGCGCGGCATGGACACCGGGAACAACCAGATCTTCCTGTCAGCCTCGAAGAACCAGGCCGAGGTGTTCCGCGATTACATCATCGACTTCGTGTTCGAGGCGACCGGCAAGGAGCTCAAGGGCAACCCGCTGGTCATCAATCGCCTTGATGAAGACGGCAACCAGCTGGAGCCGGTCCGGTTCTACTTCCTCGCCACCAACTTCCGCACCGCCCAGAGCTATCACGGCGACGTCTATCTGGACGAGGCCTTCTGGCTTCCCGGGTTTCAGCAGTTCGAGGCGGTTGCCTCGGCGATGGCGTCGCAGAAGTTCTACCGGCTCACCTATTTCTCGACGCCGTCGACCGTCACGCACGGTGCCTATGGCAAGTGGAGCGGGGAAGAATGGAACCGCGGCCGCGCCAAGGGCGAGCGCCAGCACTTCGATACCAGCCACAAGACGCTTAAATCTGGCGCGGTCGGGCCGGACGGGATCTGGCGCCAGATCGTTACGATCGACGATGCCGAGGAGCTGGGCTTCGATCTGTTCGACCGCCAAGCGCTGCAGCGCCGCTATTCGGTCGAGGAGTTCGGCAACAAGTTCCTGTGCCTGTTCGTCGACGATACGCAGTCGGCGTTCAACTGGGCGATGCTGCAGCCGGCGATGGTCGATGCCTTCTACAAGTGGAAGGATTACAAGCCCGCCGAGCTTCGCCCGTTCGGCAACAAGCCGGTCTGGCTGGGATATGATCCGAACGATCAGGGCCGCGATGACGCGCAGCTGATGGTGATCGCACCGCCCGAAACCCCGCGCGGCAAGTTCCGCCTGCTCGAAAAGGTGCGCCTGTCCGGCGAGGACTATGCCGGGCAGGACCGGGCCATTCGCCGGATCGCCATGCGCTACAATGTCACCGACATCGGGATCGAGAACAGCGCCTTCGGATCCGCCGTTTACCAGCTGGTGGTCAGGTGGTTCCCGCTGGCCCGCAAGGTCGATTATTCGGTCACGGGCAAGGCCCACATGGTGATGAAGGCGCAGAATCTGTTCCGCGCCGGTCGCATCGAGATGCCGATCGAATGGGGCGACGTGCGCGACGCCTTCATGATGATCCGGCCCAGCCTGACCGCCAGCGGCAAGCAGCTTACCTATGTCTCCGGACGCAATGCGGATCTCGGCCACGCCGATATCGCCTGGGCGACGATGCACGCCCTGATCAACGAGCCACTCGATGCCGGAGAGACCGGTCGCAACCAATCCACCGTGGAGTTCTTCGAATATGACTCATGAAGCCCAGCAGCTCACCACGGCTCCGGCCGGGATCGAGGCCTTCACCTTCGGCGATGATGTCAGCGTCGTCGACGGGCGCAGCCTGTGGGAATACTTCGACGGCGCGTGGATCAATGCCGACTGGTACGAGCCGCCGGTGCCCTTCGTTGGTCTCGCCAAGTGCTACCGGATGAGCCCGCACCACCAGAGTGCGATCAAGCTCAAGGTCAACCTGCTCAAGAAGCACTTCGTGCCCTCGCGCTGGATGGACGCGGCGACCCATGAACGCGCCGCGCTCGACTTCCTGCAGATGGGCAATCTGTTCCTCGAGATGATCCCCAACATCGCGCGAAAGCCGATGGCGTATCGCGTCAGCCCGGCGCTCCACACCCGGGTTGGGACCAAGGAAGGATACTTCTACTGGGTCAAACCCGACACGGTGGGCTTGGGCAGCATCGCCAGCGGGCACGAGTTCGCGCCCGGCTCGATAGTACACCTGCGCGAGCCTGATGTTGGCCAGGAGATCTATGGCCTGCCGGAATGGCTGGCAGCCCTCAACTCCGGGTTGCTCAACGAGGCGGCGACGCTGTTCCGCCGCCGCTATTACAAGAACGGGGCGCACGCTGGGTTCATCTTCTACCTGTCCGAGCCGAGCATGAGCGATGACGACGTCAAGAAGATCCGCGATCAGCTGCGCGGAGCAAAGGGCGTGGGCAACTTCAAGAACCTGTTCCTTCATGCCCCCAACGGCAAGAAGGACGGGGTGCAAATCATGCACCTGAGCGAGGTGGCCGCGAAGGACGAGTTCCTCAACATCAAGAACGTGACCCGCGACGATCTGCTGGTCGCCCACCGCACGCCGCCGCAGGTGCTTGGGATCATCCCGCAAAACAACGGCGGCTTTGGCGACGTGCGCACCGCGATGGACGTGTTCTTCAGCAACGAGATCATGCCGCTGATGGACGTGATGCGCCAGGTGAACGACATCACCGGCCTGCCGGTGGTGCAGTACCGCGACTATCAGCCGATGATGACCGGCCCCGCGGCCTGACATTCACCTCGCCGAAAAGGCGGGGGAACCGGGCGCGCCAACGCCCGAATTCCGACGAATTGCACTCGTCCTGTCCCAACCGGTCCCGCCTTGGGATCAGCCCGCCTGCCGACTCGGCAGCGGAACAGATATGGAACAAATGCGATGGAGTCGAATCCCTATTACCCGCACGAGCCGGTTGACCCGGTCCGCCCTGCCGCTGCGTACATCGGGGGCAAGCGAGCGCTCGCAAAGCGCCTGGTCGCGATGATCGATGCCGTGCCGCACGATGCCTATTGCGAGGGCTTTGTCGGCATGGGCGGCGTGTTCTTCCGCCGATCGGCTAGGCCCAAGAGCGAGACGATCAACGACTGGTCACAGGATGTGGCCACCTTCTTCCGGGTGCTGCAGCATCATTACGTCGCCTTCCTCGACATGCTCCGCTTCCAGATCACTAGCCGGGCCAACTTCGAGCTGCTGGTGCGGCAGGATCCGGGCACGCTCACCGACTTGCAGCGATCGGCTCGCTTCCTCTACCTGCAGCGGCTGAGCTTTGGCGGGAAGGTCGATGGGCGCGGGTACGGCGTCGACTATGCAGCGCCCGCGCGCTTCGACGTTACAAAGCTGGGTCCATTGCTCGAGGCGATCCATGAACGACTTGCCCGGGTAAAGATCGAGCGCCTGCCCTGGAGCGACTTCATCGCCCGCTATGACCGGCCTGGCACGCTGTTCTACCTCGATCCGCCCTACTACGGCTGCGAAGGCGACTATGGCCGGGAGCTGTTTGATCGCGACCAGTTCGCGCTGATGGCTGAGCAGCTGGCGGGCCTGAAGGGCCGCTTCATCCTCTCGATCAATGATCATCCCGAGGTGCGCCGGATCTTCGCGGGCTTTGCATTTCACGAAGAGGCGGTGCGCTACACCGTGGGCGGGATGCACAAGAGCCGCGATTTCGGCGAGCTGATCATCAGTGGCGGGGCAGATTGAACCGGCGGCCGTCACGCCCGGCCACAGGCTACTTGCGCTGACGGCCTTGGCCATACGTCCGAAACGACAGAAGCAGGAACTCCCTGGTGCGTGCCATCAGCGGCGCTGCGGATAAATCCAGACATCCTGTCCGGCAATGGGCATTGCGTTCGTTCCGCTCTTGTTCTCATTACGCGCATGAGCTCGAAGCGCCTTGATTCGTTGTCCGCCTATTGCCGTGAGGGGTTGCGGCTGCGCGTTCAGTGCAGCTGCGGGCACACCGTGCTGCTCGACCCCGCCGCACTGCTCAAGCGATCGCAGCAGAAGGGCGGCAGCCACCTCGTGGCGAAGATCGTGCCGCGCATGAAGTGCAGCACCTGCGGCGCCCGCCCGGTCGATTACGGGCCAGCATGATCTCAAAATAAAGCCCAGTAACAAAACCGATCTGGATCAAGCTGGCATTCCCTTGCGACTAGGATCGCCAATCCAATCTCGAGCAGTTTCAATGAAACTCCAGACGTCACCCTTGTCCGGACGAACATAATTTTTGGCGGAAGGGTCGGCCCCCATTGCCTCAAACATGCGTAAAAGCCAGTCTTGTTTAGATGGCTTTGGCGACACCAAATCGGAGAGCCAACTCTCGAGTTCCCCTACAGGTACGAATAATACGCCGAATTCCGCAAATTCGTTGAGGACTGCTCTTGCCGCCACTGCTTCCTTTGAGCCGAGAGTTATCAATCCTTGTTGCTTCAAGGCCTTCTTTTCGACCGCTTTCATCTGACTACTCAATGCTGCACGGTTCTCCTGCAGTCTATGGAGTGCTGCCCCATCTAGATCGACCAACGGCCAGATCTTCCAGAAATCTTTGTGCATCATGACATCGAGATCGAAGATTGCGAGGGCCGGAACTCCGATCCGACGAAGTGGCTCAACCACCCGAGGGATGGTTTGCCAGTTCTGAGCATTCATGAACAAGCAGTCCTCGAGTCCTCTTGAATCAGCGATGAGCCTACTATTCACCTCTTCGTAGAAAGCGCGGTCGGTATCTGATTCACAGACAACTGCGCCGCGGTGGAAAAGCGCTCGAAGAGAGTGCGCCGATCTGAGCAGAGGATCGTGCATTAGCCGGGTGAGCTCCTCAGGCTCCAGCGAGCGGGCAGAGCCAACCCCACTTTCGTAGGACAGCCTTACGATTCGAAGATCCGGCGTTGCATGCATGCATCCGAGAAGCAGCTCCGAGCTGTGCGTAGCAATTACGAGAGACGCCTGCCGGCTTCGGGCGGTCTCTGCGAGTGCGCGTCCTACCCGCCTAGCAAGTGTAGGATGCAAAAAGGCCTCAGGCTCGTCGACTAAGATGATGCGATCAGGGAGGCTCAACACCGCTGAAATAAGACCGACCGAGGTTTGTACGCCGTCCCCGAGAGACTGGATATCATTGGCTTCAAACATAAACTGTGATGTTTCTGGGCCCATGCACTTTTCGTCGATATGGTCTTCTGGATCTTCGTCGCTAAGACGAATCCTCAACGTCTGCATTCCGGTTGCGTCAATTACGAAGTGCTTCCCGAAGGCCTCTTTGGTGAAGTTGCGGATTAGCTTTCGCTCTTCATCCGCGACAAAAAGGTACCACAATAGATTTTCGGCAAGTTCTTTGATGTCACCCGACGGCTTCGGATCAACCAACTCGAAACGAGTTCGCCCATCTAAACGTCTCGTGAAGAATGCGACGAATTGTGTATGGATCGATCGATGATCTTGATGTTCTATCCAGCTTTCGAAGTCTCGCTCACGAATCTGAGTTTGTTGCTCGCGATCACTTCCACTGATGCGAGGGCGTTTGCACCTGATGTATTCCGCATCAGCGGGATCATCTAGACGCGTTTTCGAACGAAAAACTTCCATCATTTCGATGATGGTCGTGGAATTGTTCGGTATCTGTACGTTGACTGCCTCTAAGACCGTTGAAGGCGGTTGTAGCGAACAGCAGAATTCCTCAATCTCACGAAGGGTTTGGCTCTTGCCGGCATTGTTCGGCCCGACAAGAACCGTGACGTGAGGGCAATCAACTTGGAGTGGGGGCTGATCAGGTTTACTTCCAACTCTAAATCGAAGCCTTCGCAGCCCAAGCTCATTCATAGCTCCCTCCCTTGTACTGTCTCGGTATGCCTGCTGCCGGCTTACACGCCAAGGCAGTTCGTATTGGCAGAGCAGATCTGCTTCGTCCGTGAGATGCTGGTGACCAGAATTCTGCAAATTCAGGCTTGGACCTCAGCATGAATTCTCCCAAGGCGCCGCGCTTGCCCCCACGCCTCGCCCTCATGCTTTCTGCCCGCTTTTTATGCAGTCGGGGGACTGCCGGTGCAATCTGACAGAGGGGGGTATGTGCGGGAAACACGGTACATTTGGAATATTGGCTGAAACTGTCACGCAAAGCACTGAATTTGCTAGACGAAAATATACCGTCAGCAATGGAATATGATGGAATATTTTAGAGCCTTCAACGGTACATCATTGAAAACATTGAAGTTACAAAAGTGAAAATGTTCCATTGGACCAACGGTATAATGTTCCATCGATATTCCAAAAATATACCGTTCTAAATAATTGAATTTGTGAGAATGTTCCAAATGTACCGTGTTTCCCGCACATACCCCCCTCTTCAAAACGGCTGACGGGAAAGTGCCATTTTTCGCCGATCACTCGGATCGCCGGTACCAGGGCTCGGAAGGAAATGGAGTTATGCAGTCTGATGCGCACGGGGGCATCGGGACCCACTTACTCCAAAGGTGGAGCGGGTGAAGGGAACCGACCTTTAGAGTGAGTGGCTTTGGCGTCTTGCTCGTTATCGCAGCTGCTAGTGGCGGCTTTCGGGAAATGGGCGAGCCAAGCTCAATGTCGGAAGCTGGGTGGTTAGCGGCCGTCCCGCCGATATGGCCTCAAGCGGCCCAGTCGCCGGGCAAGCCGATGCGGCATCCTTATCTCGAACAGGCGGAGTTCGTATTTCGCATCGCTATTGCCGCCTCGGGCGGCGCAATACAGCCATCGTCGGTAACCGGCGAGATCTCCGATATTGTAGTAGGACATCGCCATATTCTGCGCCGCGTTATCCTCGCCCAAACGATATGCGCGATAAGTCAGGCCGAGGGGGGTGGCTCTATTCCAGATGCGACCGAGCTCCTTCATAGAACCAGTCTGGGCGTTCCGATTGGCAAGATCCAACAT